ATAGGTGAAAATGTGGACAGGGCTTATGCTAAAGAAAAAAATCCTTGCAATGATCCAAAAACTGTTCAATATACAGAAAATAGCGTTTTAAAAAAATGCCCTAAAAAAACCAGTAAAACTACTGTTCAAGGAATTAAGGAAAATCAAATTATAACAGACCTAGCTACAGAAGCTGAATTTGAAGACACTATGGCTGACATTAATTCTACTGAAGGATTTTTAAAAAGCGAAAAAGAAAAAACAAAAAAAGAATAATTATGCATAAAGGACATTACGGAGAATACAGCGGAAACGCAAAATGGTCAAAAGTAACCTCATCTAATATGAGTGACACAAAACGAGATGACGAAGCACATATGGAATATCTTAAAGAAGATGTTGATTATGATAACAAGCACGGTCATAGCGACGAAAAAATGACAGCTGATGAAAAACACATTTCAAAATTAGCTGGTGACTTAAAGTACGACGAAAAAAAACACTAACTAAAAAAAAATAAAATGGGATACGGAGCACCGCTGAAAAACCAAAATAAAGGTTATGCAGCACAAGAAAAAAAAGATTTACTAGGAGATATGCCAATTGACAAAGTTGCAAGCGGAGGATCATGGATGTCAAAACACATTTCAAGTCCATTAGCAATGGGTAAGGCACATAGCATGGCACCTAAAATGGAATCTCCTATGGAGAAAGAATTAGTAGGAAAACAAAATAGCTTACCTGAAGGACTTATAAAAGCTATTGAAGCTTCACCTGCTGAAATGCATGGAGCAATGCATATGGATAAAGGAGCCCCTGCTAAAATGTATGGCGGTAAAAAAGGAGACGACAGCAAATCAAAAAAAGATTATGAATCTCCTGCTAAAATGTACGGCGGTAAAAAAGGTGATGATTCAAAATCTAGAAAAGATTATAAATAAAACAGAGAGGACTGTATAAACCTCAGCCAAACACTAACACTAACACTAACATTAACAAATCAAAAAAATGGCACAATTTTTAAAAGTACCAACATCTTCTGTAGCAGGAGTAGTTGGAGAAACATTAATCCCAGTTAACAAAATTGGAGGAATTACCGCAACAAGCGCAGGAGCAGGAGCAGCGGCTTTAACAACTGTAATAGTTTCAACCGATAGCAGCGCTACTTCATTGTACACTGTTATATTATCGGCTCCCGTTGTAGCACCTGCAACTGTAGCAACAAGAATAGCAGACGCAATTGCTTCATTTAGCGCAGCACTTGTAGCTAACCCAGGAGGAATCGTATCTACGGTAGTACCACCTTTAACAACTGCTCAAAATCCAGTTGCACAGTCAGGAGCACAAGGACGTATAGTTATTGTTAGCCCAGCTGTAACAAATATATTTAGATCAGCTATCTTTACTCCGTAATTTATGAAATCAAAAGGTTTAGGAGACAGCGTAGAAAAGTTTACTAAAGCTACTGGTATCAAAACAATGGTAGACACAATAAGCAAGGGGCTAAATGTCCCTTGTGGTTGTGCTGCTAGAAAAGGAGCATTAAATAAAATATTCCCTTATAAAAAATAACAGATGGCTTTCAAACTTCAAAACCCTCCATACGATTGCGACAACACACCAATATATCGTGTAGACATGGAAGACGGCGTAATGGGTAAAGCTAATAATAATGGTACTATAATCATTAATAAAGATTTAGACCCAAGCCAGATAGACGATGTAGTATCCCACGAGAAAATTCATTTAGATCAAATGAAACGTGGTGATTTAGATTACGACGATAACAATGTATACTGGAAAGGTAAAAAATATTCAAGAGCTGATATGGAAGAAGGGGCAAAAAATTTACCCTGGGAAGCTGAAGCTTATAAAAACGCTTAAATGAAAACGTCTAAAACAGGTTATTTAAAAAACAGCCCTGATGTTAATAAACCTCAAAATATTATACAAGGAGGCCATATAACAATGAAAGGAGTAGAGTTTAAAGTTTTAGGAACAGACGATAGAGGTTATACTAAAGTAATGTACCCAGGCTACAATTACCATTTTCCTGGCGCTAAATATGTTGTAGAAACTCCAATGGATAAGTAATAATATTAATATAACACTTAAATTTAATATTATGAAAAACTTATTTATTACTATATTTTTATTACTTACAACATTTATATCAAAAGCTCAACAACAATTTGAAGGTGTTTGGGTTAAAGAAGATTCAGAATACGAAACAATAATAATGGCTAGCGAATATGCTGTTATGGATGTATTTAATTACAGTTTTGAAAGCAACAAAGTTATAAAAGAAACTATTTTACTTCAAACTAACAGTACATTAGTAACAAAACTATACAATCCAAGCAACGGCTATTCTGTTAAAATGGAATACACAATTAAAGACAAAGAAACATTATATTGTAATATAACTGGTGATTTAAATAAAAAAATAACATTAACTAAAATAAATTAAAAATGGCATTTACGCAAAAAAGTAAATTTACATCAAGCGGTTTAATGAACCGTATGCCTAATAAAGCTAAATTAATTAATAACTCAAAGACTGCATTTCATCAACAAGATGATCCTGAGTTTGTTGCTACCGAAAGTAAAGAAGTACAATATGGTCCTGATGCAGGAAAAGATGTTGTTACAGGAGGGTATATAGCTGGCAAACCCGGAACTGTATCAGGCCCAAGAGGAGGTTATGAAGAAACGTTTGAAAGTATTACTCCTGAACAAATGTCTAAAGTTACAGCAGATGGATTTTCAGCAAATTTAGAGGGGTATAAAGAATACGTTGATGGTTATAATTCAGGAACGCTGTCAAGTCAAAGAAGAAATTTTGAGGGAAATGTCACAAATACGGACCCTACATCCGGTAATGAAACTCCAAGTTACACATACGAAGGAACGCCTAGAAACATTGATCCAAAATGGTCTAAGCATTATGGTTTTAAAGAATTTACAAGTGAAACCCCTACTTGGAAAGAGCAGCAAGACAAGCTAAAAGGAAGTAGAAAATTTAGAAACTTTAGCTCAGACAAACAAAAAAAAGTAATAGAGGCTTACAAAAAAAGTTTTTTAGAAATAAACCCCGACGCAAAACTAACTAATAAAAAAAGCAGTACTACAAGAACTCTTAACAAGAGCAATGGTGCATCTGGAACATCAGAAATTACTGGACTAAAAGAAGTAAACTAGTAATAGATAAATGAAAAAAATTTGGCAATGGCTAAGCGGTAACGTTATAAAAGATGTTGGTGACGTTATCGACAAGCTTACAACTACAGACGAAGAAAAGCTTCAGATTAAAAAAGAGATTCAAGTTATAGTTGAAAAAGCAGCCGCTACGGCTGAAGACCAAATAACAAAACGCTGGGAATCAGATATGACGTCTGATTCGTGGCTTAGTAAAAATACGCGGCCTATGGCACTTATTTTCTTATCATTTATGGCTATAGCCTTTATATGGGTTGATAGTCATCATGAAATTTCATTTACTGTAGAACAGGAATGGATAGAATTATTAAAACAACTATTAACAACCGTATATGTGGCTTATTTTGGTTCACGAGGTTTTGAGAAATATAAATCAATAAGTAATAAATAAAAAATGGGACAATACTCAATAACAGCCGGAACATTCGGCAAAGCTTTAGCGGTTACACCAGTAGCTATCGGCGCTCTAGATCCAAGATCTGCTTGGGAGTTTGAAAATCAATCAGCAACCTTAGGTAATAATTATACAGGATCACAGCTATATGTTGGAGGTACAGGAAATGTAGATGTTATACTAGAAGGCGTTACAGGAGCTCAAGACACGGTAACTGGTTTTAATTTTGAACCAATATTTACAGGGGCTAATCCTTTTTACGCTGGATTTACAGCGGGATCGGGATATTTTACAGAAAATAACGTAGCAACAACAGTTGTTAGCTCAGTATACAAATCACCTGCTAATCAGCCAGCAGGTTTAACAGTAAATATAATAGCGGATTTACCGGGAGTTAATTTAACTGAAGCTGGCTCAGGGTATACTGCAGGAAATGCTTTTACAACTACTGTAACTCCAGCTGGAGGAACGGGCTTAGTTGGCACAATTGATTCAATCACGGGTGGGGGCGGAACAGGACCTATAGCTACTTTTACTATAACAAGAGGCGGAGCAGGCTATAGCGCAGGAGATGTAGCTACTATTGTTTCTGCAGGCGGTACAGGCGCGGAGCTTACTATAGTCGTAGCTAGAAACGGGGCTGTAACACTTGCTTCATTTAAATTTCCTAAAATACAAGATGCAGGATCTAACTATTCTGTAGGAGATATTATAACAGTAGATCAAACTGGTCACGTAGAGGATTGTAAATTTGTAGTTAGCTCTGTTGAAAGCTTACTGCCAGGAGTAAATGATGTTGTTAGGTTTACAGCAGTTCCAGTAGGAACAATATTGCCGGCAGCAGTTAGTTATGTTATAGACTCAGGGGATGCAACAGGCTTAGTAGCATTAAAATAATAATAAAACACGTAACTATATCAATATAAACAATTAAATTAAATCAAATGAAAAAAGCAGAAGAATCAGTAAAAGCAATGATAACTGAAAAACAGTTAAAAATATTGCAAGAGCAACAAGGTAAGTTAAATGAAATGCTTAGAACTGTAGGCGTTCTTGAGGTGCAAAAAAGTAATGTATTAAAAGAAATCGAAGCTTTAAGTAAAGAAATTGACGTTACTAAAAAAGAGCTTGAAGATGAATATGGTCAAATAAATATTAATTTACAAGACGGTTCTTATACTGAGATCGAAAAAGAAGATGACAAATAATATAAGGAAAATCAGTATAGGTTCTGATTATAAAAATGACGCGATGCATTACTCAGTAGGCCAGCAGGTTTACGGCGGTCATGAAATATCGCACATTTTATTAAACGAATCTGATGGTTCTTATAACATTCACATTAAAAAAAACAATGAGGTAATGCCATGGAAAAAGTTTAATCCTAACATGGCAATATCCGTTGAATACGATTTAGAGTATTGATGAGAAGCTTGTACGATTTTATTGTTGAGCCATTAGGTGAAAAATACAGTAATAAAGTCAAGGTTGGAAATAAAGAGTTAATTGTAAATACAAAAATAGAGGATTTTAAGTTTGTAAATAGATTAGCTAAAGTTTTAGAAACACCCAAGGCATTTAATACGGGTATTGAAATAGGTGATATAATTGTTATACACCAAAACGTGTTTAGAGTATTCTATGACATGAAGGGAGAAAAAAAGAAAAGCAGATCTTGGTTTAAAGATGATTTACATTTTTGTGCTATAGATCAAATTTATTTATATAAAAATAAAGAAGGTTGGCATTCATTTGGCGATCGTTGCTTTATAACTCCAATAAAAGACAATCAGTCTTTAACGCTAGATAAAGAGCAAAGCCTTATTGGTATATTAAAATACGGCAATAGTTCTTTAAAAGCACTCGGTATTAATCCTGGTGACCTCGTAGGTTATACACCTAACGGTGAGTGGGAATTTTTAGTTGATGGCAAGCGTTTATATTGTATGAAATCTAATGATATTGTAATTAAATATGAATACCAAGGAAACGAAGTTGAATATAATCCAAGCTGGGCAAGTAGCAGTTGAGGAACTAATCAAAGTAGCTAAAGAAGCTATTGTTGATTCAGGAGATGATATCACGGCAGATAGATTAAAAAATGCAGCAGCCACAAAAAAGCTAGCTATATTTGATGCATTTGAGATACTAAGCAGATTAGAAGCTGAAGAAGCTTTGTTAAATGAAAAACCTAAAGAAGTAAAAGAAGAAAAATCTTTTAAAGGTTTTGCAGAAGGAAGATCTAAATAATGTATAAGCAAACTTTATATGAAGTCTTAAAAGACTACGTTAAGCCTAAAGTTCTTAATAGGATGAATAGGTATAAAAAATGGGAGTATGGTTATAATTCTGAACACGATTTAATAGTTATTAGTAAAACAGGTGAAGTAGGCGAAATATATAAGATACAAGATCTTGTAATAGGCTTACCTAAAGAAAAAGATGTTGTAGAGTTTGAAGACGACAAATGGTCTTATACACAATATCCTAAAGAACTAAGTTTAATTAAGTCCGTATTTGACTGGGAAAAATACCCTTTGGATTTTAAAGAAAAATGGTATGACTATATTGACAAAGAGTTTACAAGACGTGAAGAAGGCTTTTGGTTCATTAACAAAGGCAAGTCTACTTATATTACTGGTACTAACTACATGTACTTGCAGTGGAGTAAGATTGATGTCGGGCAACCGGACTTTAGGGAATCAAACAGATTATTCTATATATTCTGGGAGGCTTGTAAATCTGACTATAGATCCTACGGAATGTGTTATCTTAAGAATAGAAGATCCGGCTTTTCGTTTATGGCAAGTGGGGAGACCGTTAACCAGGCAACAATATCTACAGATGCTAGATTTGGTATACTCTCAAAGTCTGGACCCGATGCAAAAAAAATGTTTACTGACAAAGTTGTCCCAATATCGGTCAACTATCCATTTTTCTTCAAGCCGATACAGGACGGTATGGACAGGCCCAAGACGGAGCTTGCTTATAGAGTCCCAGCTTCCAAGTTTACCAGAAGAAAACTTGATTCAAATGAAAAATTACAGGAGATTACCGGTCTTGACACGACCATCGATTGGAAAAACACCGGCGATAATTCGTACGACGGAGAGAAGCTTAAACTCCTCGTCCACGATGAATCGGGGAAATGGGAAAGGCCGACGAACATTCTCAACAACTGGCGAGTAACAAGAACTTGTTTACGATTAGGTTCTAGAGTTATAGGCAAATGCATGATGGGATCAACCTCAAATGCTTTAGACAAAGGTGGATCAAACTTTAAAAAACTTTATGATGATTCAAATGTTACACAAAGAAACGCCAATGGACAGACTCGTTCAGGACTATATTCTTTGTTCATACCTATGGAATGGAACTACGAAGGATACATTGATTCTTATGGCTTTCCTGTATTCGACACACCAAAAAAAAGAGTTGAAGATCCCCACGGAACAGAAATAAAACAAGGCGTATTAAATTATTGGAATAATGAAGTAGAAGGCTTAAAGTCTGATCAAGATAGTTTAAATGAATTCTACAGACAGTTTCCAAGAACAACCAAGCACGCATTTAGAGACGAATCTAAACAATCTTTATTTAATTTAACGAAGATATACGAGCAAATAGATTTTAATGAAGATCTTAAAAATTCAATTAATGTAACACAGGGAAGTTTTCAATGGGAAAACGGCCATAAAGATACTAAAGTAATATTTGTACCGAATAAAGACGGTAGATTTTTAGTAACTTGGGTTCCGCCTGTTCATCTTCAAAATAAAAGATATATAAAAAATGGCACTAATCATCCTGGCAATGAACACTGTGGAGCATTTGGTTGTGATCCATACGATATATCGGGCACTACAGATGGCAGAGGATCCAATGGATCTCTTCACGGTTTAACTAAATTTTCAATGGAAGACGTGCCGGCAAATATGTTTTTTTTAGAATACATATCTCGACCTCAAACCGCTGAAATATTTTTTGAAGACGTTTTAATGGCTTGTGTGTTTTACGGAATGCCTATACTTGCTGAAAATAATAAGCCTAGATTATTGTATCATTTTAAAAGAAGAGGCTACAGAGGTTATTCAATTAATAGACCTGACAAAAAATATAATAAACTTTCTGTAACAGAGAGAGAGCTAGGTGGAATACCAAACTCTAGTGAAGATATCAAACAAGCACACGCAGCTGCAATTGAAACTTACATAAACGATTTTGTGGGTTTAAAAGAAACAGGTTATGGAGATACATATTTTCAAAGAACTTTAGAAGACTGGGCTAAGTTTGATATTAACAATAGAACAAAGCATGATGCTTCTATTAGTTCGGGGCTTGCTTTAATGGCTTGTAATAAACATAGATACGCACCAAATGCTCCTAAACAAAAACCACAAGCGGTAGATTTAGGTTTTAAAAAGTACGATAATAAAGGTTCAACATCAAAAATAATAAGTTAAATGGGTATATATACTAACACCAATAGCGCTTTTCCTAGTCAAGTAGTAAGCGATGCAGAAAAAGCAAGCTGGGAATATGGGACGCAAGTTGGTCAAGCTATCGAATACGAATGGTTTGGACAAGGGCGTACTAATGGTAATAGATACTTAACTAGTTGGAATCAATTTCACCAATTAAGATTATATGCTCGAGGTGAGCAGTCAATACAAAAATACAAAGATGAATTGTCTATTAACGGTGATTTGTCTTATTTAAATTTAGACTGGAAACCTGTACCAATTTTATCTAAATTTGTAGATATTGTTGTTAATGGTATATCAGGAAAGTCTTATGACATTAAAGCCTATGCTCAAGATCCACAATCAATAAAGAAAAGAACTGATTACGCTTCTATGCTTTACGAAGACATGGTTGCAAAAGAATATTTAGAAAGCCTTAAACAAACATTAGGAATTGATTTATATCAAACGCCTAATATTGATACTGTACCAGAATCTAAAGATGAGTTAGAATTGCATATGCAATTAAGTTACAAGCAATCGATTGAAATAGCAGAAGAAGAAGCTATAGCCTCTGTGCTTGCTCAAAACAAATTTGATCTTACTAGAAGAAGATTAAATATGGATTTAACTGTTTTAGGTATTGCGTGCGCTAAAACTGGATTTAACACAGCTGAAGGAATTACAGTCGATTACGTAGATCCAGCTTATGTGGTTTACTCTTATACTGAAGACCCTAACTTTGATGACGTATATTATGTAGGTGAAGTAAAGTCTATAACAATACCTGAACTTAAAAAAGAATTCCCAAGCATTTCAGAAAAAGAGCTTGAAAGAATTCAACAAATGCCAGGCAACAGTCAGTATATAACTGGCTGGGGCAATTACGATGAAAATACAGTTCAAGTATTATATTTTGACTACAAGACATATCACAACCAAGTATTTAAAATAAAAGAAACTCCTCAAGGATTATTAAAAGCTTTAGAAAAGCCAGATTCATTTAATCCACCAGAAAATGATAACTTTGAAAGAGTGTCAAGATCTATTGAAGTTTTATATACGGGTGCAAAAGTGCTAGGCTCAAATGAAATGGTTAAGTGGGAACTAGCAGAAAATATGTCTAGACCTACTGCCGACACTACTAAAGTAGAAATGAATTACGCTTTATGTGCACCTAGAATGTACAAAGGTCGTATTGAATCTATTGTAAGTAAATGTATTGGATTTGCCGATATGATTCAGTTAACACATTTAAAACTGCAGCAAGTATTATCTCGTATGGTGCCAGATGGTGTTTACTTAGATATGGACGGACTTGCGGAAGTTGATTTAGGAAATGGAACTAATTACAACCCAGCAGAAGCATTAAATATGTATTTTCAAACTGGTTCGATAGTTGGTAGATCACTTACTCAAGACGGTGATATGAATCCAGGCAAAGTGCCTATTCAAGAACTTAACAGTTCTTCAGGGCAAGCTAAGATAAATGCGCTTATACAAACGTACCAATATTACTTACAAATGATACGTGATGTAACCGGGCTTAACGAAGCCAGAGACGGTACAGCTATGGATAAAAATTCGCTTGTAGGGCTTCAAAAGATGGCCGCTAACGCGTCCAATGTGGCAACTAGGCATATCAATCAGTCTAGTCTTTATATCACTCTTAAACTAGCCGAAAACATTGCGCTTAAAATAGCTGATGCATTAGAATTTCCACTGACTAGAAGTGCTCTACAAAATTCTATATCTACATTTAACATTAAAACATTAGACGAGATAGTAAACTTAAATCTTCATGACTTTGGTATATTCTTAGAATTAGAACCAGACGACGAAGAGCAAGCGCAATTAGAAAACAATATACAAGTTGCATTGCAACAGGGAGGTATTGACCTTGAAGATGCTATTGATTTAAGGAATATTAAAAATCTTAAGCTAGCAAATCAAATGCTTAAAATTAAGCGTAAAGCTAAAGCCAAGCAAGATCAAGCTAATCAACAAGCTAATATAGCAGCTCAAGGACAATCTCAAGCAAGCACTGCAGAAAAAACCGCTATGGCTGAAGTACAAAAGCAAGAAGCTATAATGGGTGCGAATGTTCAGTTTGAACAATCTAAAAATCAAATGGAAATCCAACGAATGGAAATTGCGTCACAATTAGAAGCGCAAAAAATGCAAGCTAGGTTTCAATACGACATGCAGCTTAAGCAAATGGACGTTCAAATGGTTAAACAAAAAGAAGGATCCATTGAGGATCGCAAAGATAAACGTAGCAAAATGGAAGCTACACAACAAAGCGAGCTTATAAGTCAAAGGCAAAACGACAGTTTACCAATAGACTTTGAGAATCAACCCGAAGAGGGTATGCAGGCTTTCATGTAGAAAGTAACCAATTATTTAATTATATTTTATTATGTCAGAAGAAAAA